ACTAACTAATGTATAAGTATTCGCATTCGTTCCAATGTTAGTTACTCCACGTTTCCATTGATAGCTATATGTAATTGCGCCAACTGCCGACCATGTGCCATTTGTTGTGGTTAATACGTTGCCAACTGCTAACACACCACTTATTGCAGGTGCAACGCTATTTGTAGCTATTGTAGCTATAACCATTGAGTTACTATTCGCATTAGTCGAACCATCTGAATCAGTAGCGGTAACTCTTAAATATAATGTTTGGTCAACGTCCGCTAATACTTGTGTGTAATTAATTGCAGTAGCACCAACGATAGGACTAACCCCTCTAAACCATTGATACGTGTATGTAATAGCTGAATCGCTAGTCCAAGTGCCGTTCGTCCCACTTAGTACATTACCAACTCCGATAGTTCCACTTATCGAAGGTGGTACGGTGTTAACGGGTGCGTTGCCGTCGCTACATAAATTATTTGCCTCAAAATATTGTTGCCATTGATACTCATTACGTGCTTCGTTGTTCGTAAACCAAACATTATCCGATTGATCACAACAAGTATAAATAGTATTACATACAAGTTCGCTAAACTCATCTTGTGTTAATACTTGCCCTGTTGCTATGTTTGTATATGTAGCCATTATCTAGTAGGTAAAGCGTTTGTTTGTGTTGTAAATCGAACAACGTTAAAATAAACATTAAAATCACCATCAACTACTAATTTAGATTCATCACATTGCAAGGTTTGATTATTAACAAACGCCCCATTATCAACCAATGAAACGCCTGAAGTAACATCGACACCATTAACGTAAAATGTCGTGTCGGGTGTTCTTGATGATAGGCAAATAAATATTTCACCGCTATATGTTAGCGTAGTGTTTACTGCTCCTGCTATGATGTTTTGAATAAACATTATAAATCTAGTTTTTGGTGGTTAACAATAGGTGAGATAGATTTATTGGTAAGTTCTGAAAAGTACAATGACAAGCCAGAAAATAAGAAGTAAAATATAATACAATAAATCCATCCTTGAAAAAATAAAATAGATAATAAAATGTAAGTCAAATCAGCAAATCTTTGCATGGTGCAAATCTTACACCCACCTATTGAACGATAAATAAAATCGTTTCTAGTTTCGAAGTATTTAATCCAAGGTTGCACAAAGCTAAACAACTCATTAGGTTGAATTAAGTATAAATACAACTTTGATAAGCCATTAGAAGCCATCGCTAAAACGAAAAAATATATTATAAATTCTATTGTCATGCTGAATAAGTATAAGTATTACAAGGTACTTGAACGCCTATTTTAAAGCCTTCAATAATGTTTGAATATGCTGTAACCGTACCGCCTATAAACATAGTTTCTAAGCAATCCACGTTGACTATAATCGCGTTAATTTTAATTATAAAGTCAGGAGGTAATAATGTCTTATCTACAATTGTTATCGTAGTACCTGAAACGCTAATACCACCGCTTAATGCAGTTAGTGTAATCGTTGTTGAACCACTTGGCACAACATCAACATCAGGCGTAAAGTTAAAGGTAGTACCATTTTGTAACGCATCATAATTAGCGAACTCAATTAAGAATTTACCAGTTAATTGCGAATTACTACATGCTTCGTATTCATAAGATGAAACGGTGTTAATTGAATCATCGGTATTGATTACAAATGTTGAAGGTGTAATATTGAATTTAAAACAGTTAATATAATCGCCTTCGTTGTCATACAATGCAAATGTTGTATCGCTACTTTCATTGAATAAAGTATGTGGTATTTCTAGCTTACTAGCTGAATTGCCCGTTGTTGTAAACGTTTGTGTAATTTCTGCGCCATTAAAATCATAAACTATTGTATAAGTCCACGTACCAACCAATACTACATTAGTCAGTATGTTTTCACATGAGTTAAAACAACCTAAGTTTATTGGATTTTCACAACACATTAGCATTCACAAATTAAAGGTTTACAATTCTTAGTTGATACAATTTCTGTCACATCGAAATCAACTGAAAGCAAAGATACACTATTTAACCAATTATTCATCTCACGTGTTCCCGTTTCTTCAAAAAATACTTGTGTTTTTTCAATAACGGATCGTGTAATATTGTTTAGTTGACAACCATACGAAACCGCATCGAGTATAATTTGTAGATGCGTTTCTTCATTAGTTTTCATAATCGATACTATTCTACACGTTGTAACTTTACGCAATGATTTACGTTGATATTGACTATATCTACTTTCTTTGAGCGAACGTAAATAAAAATAGTTGCCATGTTGGTCAGATATGCCTCGATAAATACCATGTTCATCAATAACAAATTCCGTTCCGTTTGGCTTCGTTACATTCGCAAAGCCATTGTTGAATTGAGGATATTCAGTAAGCAAATAATCTTTAATATTTTCTAATTGTGTTATCATTCTTTTGCGATTATTATGGCTTCATTTATTATTGATTCTTTTAACATCTCTTGTTCTTGCAAAGTAGGATTTGACCATTCACCAAATCTATCTGTATTACCTTCAACTTTCAAATGTTCTAACTTGTCAGCGTTACCAAATAAGACTTCACTACCAAACTTATAAACTCTAAACGCACGTTCCATACTGCCACTAAATTTAAGATTTACTTTAGGTGTTTCTCTACCTTGTATATCTCTAAACTCATTATAGCCGCCTTGTAAGAACATAGACTTTCTTTGTTTACCGTTCTTGAAGTTTCCTTTATTTGTTTTGCCAATTGGTTTAAATGCTGCTTTACGGATAAATTCATTCTTACTAAAGTATCCTTGTTTATCTGAATAAGTACCGATACTTTCACCATCACTATTTTCACCTTTGTTAAACACTCTATCTTTCCACTCCGCTTCAAATTCTACCATACTTTGAGTAGCGATAATATTTGGCATTTTTTCATCCAAATTTCTCGCTATTTCTTGAAGCCTATCTGATAGAATTTCAAAACTCATTACACATTAGATTTTTTTTGAACGCCTGAGCAGTCTATGCATTGACACCCGCCATCGTTTTGAACTAAGAAATTACGCATCCCATTTAAAGCGTTTGTCATATAGTTATTATACGCGCTGAATCCTGCTTGTGCTTGTTGTTGTAATTGTTCGCCTTTGTAAATAGTCATGTAGTTTAAACGATTATTCTTTACCATTTCATCGTAAAACATCGCACCGCATAACTCATAAGCAGCTTGACCAATAAGGCTATTTGTAGCCATATCACATAACAAGTCTGTTAAATCACATTTGCAAATAATATCTAACTCAATGCCATAGGCTTCGGTTGTGTTTGCTGCGCCATTATTTATTCCTGCAACTTTTACGCACTCACTTTTTTTATTACCACAACCACAACTAGGAATGTTTTTATAAACGCTTATATCTGAAGGTAAAGTCACTTGAACTTCATCACCTTTGATAGTAATGTTTAATTGATATTCGCTTATTTGCCCTGCAACTAAATTAATAGTTGGATTATATTCAATGCCGAAAGTATCGGCTATTTTTAATGTTGTTGAACCCGTATAGTTAGAGTAAATTCTTACTCTTGATATTTCTAATTTCTGAAATCTACACTTAGTTTTTTGTTTATAAGCAACTATGCCTCTACGTTCGCCCGTAGTACCTGCACTTATCGTTGTTGTTTGAAATTCACCGCTTGACCATAGATTACTAGGTATGTAGTTAACTCGGTAATTAGTAGCTATAAACGCTTGCAAATCATTGTTTAAACGTAACATTGCACGTCTACGCAAATCAACAATGTAGTTATAACCCGTTATTGTTTTTTCATCATTGTATTGAGATGCTGTTTGTATTGTAATGCCAGGATAGTCGGTAATAAAATACCCACTCAATGACGTAGTATCAGCACCATCACATTGCGCTTTAATACCGATTATATTTTCAAAGCAATTAGCCATTTGTAAAGATTTAAAAAAAGGGTGGTTATTAGCCACCCCTTAAAGTTTAGACTAGTCACATGAAACCGCAGTTTCAGGACATACATCGTATTTGATTAAGCCTGTGAAACCTTCATCGATACAACCTTGAGTTGGTAATATCAATGTTTTGTAGTAGCTTCTAATAGCATACTGCCATTTTTGACATTTAGGTTCGTAAACAATATCCAAATCGAATAACAAACCGCTAGGATCTTCGATAACCGTATGTAAGAAAGTTTCACCTTCACGAATCAACGAACTAGGATCAACATTATCCCAACGAGAAGGACTTTGACGAGATGCAAACATACCTGCATTTTTTGACCATGAAAGTAAGTTAACAACACCAGGCAAAGCAGCGATTAATACTTGATTACCTGCTGTATCAGGTGCGCAATTTGCATCTACCATGTCCTTGTCATAGAAAGCAGGGAAACGGTCTATCATGTTAAGATTAACACCATCACCGTTAAGTCCACCCGCTTCAACACCTTTAGCGAATTTCGCTACAATACGATTACCCAACAACATTGGAGTAACACCGCCGAAACCTGCATCAGCATAATCAGCCATGATGTCAACGTCAACATTGAAAACTGGTGCACCTAAAGCGTTGATAAGTTTCAACGTATTTGTGCTTTGTTGCGAACCTGCACAAACTGAAGTTAAAGAAGCGACGTTAATCTTTGCTTTAATCTTTTGCATTTGGTCCCACAAATTAGCTGCGAATACTTCCATAACTTCCATTGAACCTAAGTCACGAAGTGAAGCTATCCCGATGTTTTTCCATGTAGGCATTGAATAGCAGTCAAAAGAATTGAAAGTTAAACATGAAGTCAAAGTACCTGAATCCGTACCTGCTCCCGTACAATCAAACGAACCACATGCTACGGGTTCATCACATTGAGAAGCAGCGTAAGTAATCGAGTATTGAGAATCTTTACCATTCTCTTGAATCATACGTGCTTGTACTTGTGCGCCATTAGCAGGCGATAAAGCCAAATCAACCGTTCCTGCGGGTGCTTGGTATCTTTTTAGACTATATAAGTCATTTAATTTTGCCTGAATATTAGGCGTGCAATTATTTGCCATTTTTTAAATTTTTGAAGTGAATAATAGTTTATACAATTCAAATAGGCTTGTACACGCCAAAGAGGTAATTGTCGGGTGTTTAGATAGGCACACGCCCGCGCCAATTTGTGTTGTTTGTTGACATTACCCATGTCAAGGGTTGCGAGTATCTTATGCCGTAACTTGTGCCATCTTAGCTGCTAAGCCAGTTGCACCAATTGCGGGTTGTGTTTTTTGTTGTTTGTCTGTTTCAATAGTCTTTCTTTCAGTTCCTTCGCTTTTCTTAACTAATCCGTATTCATCAAGTAGTTCATTCACTACGCCTTCAAACGTTTGTATAGACGTGCCATTCTTTTTAAGCAAAGTGCCATCGACTACATCAAGTAATTCAATATTGCCATCTGCTTTAAGTTGTAGTTTTGCTTTTTGGCTTAATTTACCCATAAGCAATTCGGCAGCCTTAGCAGCAGGAATTGACGTTTTACCATCCAATACCTTCAATAGTTGAGTAGTTACAACTCCATCAAGTTTGAATTTATTTATTGCATCTTCTGCTTCTTTTTTATACTTAGTTTCTAATTCGGGTATTTGGCTTTCGTAACCATTGATTTTTTCGTTTGCTAAGTCCAACATTGCTTGCAATTCGTTTTCAGTAGCACCGCCTTTTTTAGAGGCTTTTTCTTTCAACAATTCAATTGCTACATCATACGTTCTCCCTTCGTTTTCAGGATTATTTAAAACATCTTCAACTTCTTTATTAGTCAAAGGTGAACCAAATGTTTTGTTTGCTTTTAATAAAGCCTCTTTCAAGTATTTACCTTTCAATTGACCGCGTTCAGTCTTAAACTTTTCGTTAAATTCAGTTTCCAAAAATGGTTTTGCATAGCTTTGAGAAGCGGTCAAAATGGTGTCGATAACCTCAATGTTATCATCTTCAGCTAAAAGGGATTTAATGACGTTTTCTGTATCAGTAACGCCCAATGATTCAAGTAGTTGTTCTAATTTTTTAGACATATATTTTTGTTTTACAAGGTTTCTATTTTATTTGCCACATGAACTACATGGCTTGCTAATATTCAGACTTCGATTTGAAGTGAGAAATATTACTTTTTTTTTGTTGCGACAAGTTCCCACTTATCTTTTGGGTAAATAGTACCAAATTGTTTAGCCTTTACAACTATACCATTTGATTCTTTACCTATTTGTTTTATTTGAATGTAGCCACTCAATAAAGGTGTTGTTTCTTCTTTTGCTATTGGTGCGACTTCGACAACTTCAGGCGTAATTTCTAAATTAGTATCTTCCATGTTTTCAATTGGTTTTTTCTTAGCCATTATTAATAATTTTTAAGTTTGGATTATTTTGTACAAGACTTTCGGCAATGTTTCTATCAACCGCCATAGCTATAATTTTGCCATTCTTTTCAATGCGAACTTTATCAGCCGAATAGACTATTTTACCACTTGTTTTGATAGGCTTAACGTATGTTGAAGTAGCTTCTAAAACGTTTGTTTTAGGTTGTTCTATTTCGGTTGGGGTTAAGTCTAAAGAAGTTTCAACTTCAATAGGGGTTAAATCTAGTTTTTCGCTTAGTTTTTTCTTAGCCATAGTGTAAAATTAATATTTGTAATATTGTTATGAATGTGTATATTTGTGTCAAAATATGCAAACGCATGGCAAAAACTATGAGAATTAATGAAATTGATGAAACTACAAATATGGCTATCAACTCAATGAAAGCAGATTATTTAAACGAAGGTGTAGAAATAACTAGACCTGCTGCAATGATTATGATAGTAAAAGAATGGTATGCACACAAAAAAGAACGTAGAAGCATTCCATCTATTTTAATAGCTTTCGGCAAATACCTACTATCTGATGAACGCAAAGAAACTTTAAGTTGCATGGATAATGAAGATGTGGTTTATGATAGAGATATTGATATTTTTTTAAATAGAAAGTAAGATGGATAGCATAGAAATGATATTGAAAATAAAATACACTTTTTGGTGTAAATTAGCTATATTCAATGCAATGTACATAAAGTCTAAATGGCTACATAATAAGATAAAGTTTAAGGTAATAGCTAAACTTTATATAGATAATAAACTATGTACAACTATAACTTTGAATGAATTAGGTATTGAAATTTAAACTAAACTAAACACTATGAAAAACGAATCATTATTAATTGAATTTGCAAAGTTTATTGGCAAAGATGAATCAGATATAAACGCATTTGAAGAATATTTAGAAGCTAAATGCGAAAAGAAATTTAATTTAATATACAGAAATGTTAACGGCATTGAAGAGTATGGCGTTTTTGTATCTTACAATTCTGGATTTTACATCAAAGCCTTACCGAAACACTACTTTAGAAATCCATATGAATTTATTAGAGAAGTTAATAGACTTATAAATGAAGGTTACATTTTAACTACTTAAGGCTTCTTCCTAACTGGTATTGCTGTATGGGTGCAGTTAAAACCGCCTCTTTTAACCACAAAGTTTTCTTTAGTTGTATTCGGCATCATACCACCCCATCTATGCACACCATCGGTTACTTTCTTCGCTTTCTCGTTCTTATAGGCCATCTTAATTTCTTCATCTAGTTTATCCCAGGCGATAAAGCCTTTTAATTCTTTAACCCAATGCGTACATTGACCGCGTGAATCTTTGAGTAACCCCCCAACATAGCGAACGCCTGCCGTTTCTACATTATTAGCTATGCTCTGAAATTGTTGACCTTGCAGTTGGCTTACTGAATCACGAGCCGTTTGAGTGACGTATGAAGATAGTTTACCACCATCGAAGTCATCACCTTGTATGAACTTTTGCAAACTTTGTTTAGCTGATTCAATTGAACCGCCATAACTAACCGTTTCATCAAGTATCTTTAAAATAGGTTGTTTGAATGTTTGGTTGATACCACTATTCAACATCGTTTCGGCTGTTTGATTAACCCATTTTTGTTCAATAGCTGATAAAGGTAATCGATTAAACGAATAACCGCCTACACCTTTTAATAATTCGGCTGTGTTTAATGTTACTTTGCCAAAGTCTGAAATAAATAACCTCACATCGCTAACATAACCCGACTTAACCAATGCTTGTTGAATTGCATCTGAAACCTCTAGTAGTTGTTGAGCGTCTAAGATACCACCCGTAAATAAACCGCCTGCACTATTGTAAGTGTCGATGATCCTAAATACTTCATCAATAACCTTTTTCTCAATAGTTGGTATTCGTTCTCTTAAACGTTCGACAATATCCTCTTTGAATAGGTCGTTTTCAGTAACTATGCTTTTCTTAGCCATTGTATATTCCTTGTGGGATTATGCCACGTATCGCATCTTCTAACTTAGCTATCAAAGTTTTTGTTTCAGTTTCAGCAAATACTTGCGGTGTCATTTCTTCAGCCATGCGTACAAGCATTTTATAACCTTTCTCATGCAGAGTTTTATCATAGTCAGTATAAATACCACTTAATAATTTAGCACGTAAAGCATTGCCTGAAACTCCATATAAATCATCACTAAGATATAGTACGTCATTGATTTTCTTTTGCACCGCATCGTCACGAAATACCTTTGAATTTACAATGTAATTTAATTCGCTTAATGTTTGGCTATCATCTGTTTTAGTTTGAAGTAATGCGAACTCGTTAATAATATCCGTATCACTCATTAAATCAAATTGTTTAGGTTCGATTATGTAAACTTCTTGAATACCTTTGCCCGTATTTACAAACGCAGTCATGTACCCAAGTGCCTTTCGTAATTGTGCGAATAAGAAATTAGATATAGTTTGTAAGAATATTGTTTGGTCTTTTCTATCTTCTTTCTTAGCCTCGCCACTTTCTGTTATAGCCGTTTTAGGCTTCAAATGTAAACTTTGTTCGCATCTGTCATAAAATACTTGCCAACGTTCCAAATGATATTTAGGTATTCCAATGTCGGGAGTTATAAACTTAGCCATTTCATACATAGTTCCACCATTGCGTTGTATAGTTTCCTCACTCATAGTTAGGAAATCACCAGGATTATGGCTAACCGTACCTTTGCCATTACAACTAGCGCAATTAGTTTTACCATGATTATTAGGGTTGTGGTGGTCAATTAATGCTACCATTCCCGTTCCCGTACACGTTTTACATTCCTGCTCAACTATTTGTACTTTCGGATATGAATAAGTCTTAACCATGGCTTCGTCATCATTCATATTTCTAACAAGCAAATCCGCCCAATTTTGGAATGGTTGCATGAAAGAGTTATGATAACGCCAAAGTGTTTTTTTGCCTAAGTTGTGTACGTATTCTATTGCCTCACCGCCAAC